AATGATGTTACTTCTCTATCCGTTGGTCCTGATTCAGTCATTCGTTCTAACTCCCCTGAGAAGATTCGTCGTATCAATCTGGATGTACCTCAGTACGCATTTGCGGAGAATAATGTTCTAGCAGATGAAATGAAACTAGGAACTCGCTTTCCTCAAGCTCGTGCAGGACAAGCAGAAGGTTCAGTTGTCACAGGTCAAGGTGTTAAAGCACTTATGGCTGGATACGATTCACAAGTTAAGATTTACCAATCAATCCTTGGCGAAGCAATAGGTCAAGCAATCTCATTTGCATTTGCAACTGATGAAGCGTACTTTACTGATCTAAGCCGTGAAGTATCTGCAACAGCCAACGGAGTTCCATATAAATTAAAATACAAGCCAAGTTCAGACATTAATGGTAACTATGGCGTAACCGTTGAATACGGTTTAATGGCAGGTTTAGATCCTAACCGAGCATTGGTATGGGGTCTACAAGCTCGAGGAGATAAGTTAATCTCTCGTGGAATGTTGCGTCGCAACCTTCCTATCTCACTAAATGCTGGAGAAGAAGAGCGAGCAATTGACATCGAAGAGATGCGTGATTCTCTTAAAGCATCTGTATCTCAAATGGCTGCAGCAATTCCACAAATGGTTGCACAAGGTCAAGATCCAATGAAGATTGTTGAAAAGATGGCAAGTGTTATTAATGACCGCAAGAAAGGCATTGCCTTAGAAGATGCGGTAGCAAATGCATTTAAACCAGAACCAGCACCAAAACAACAACCAGCAGAACCAGGCATGCCAGAAGTACCAGCAGGTCCTGAGCCAATGGCTGGTGGTCCAGCACCACAACTTCCACAAGCACGTCCAGCAATGCAAGAGTTATTAGCAGGACTTACTGGTGGAGGAAATCCAAATCTATCAGCGAGAGTTACTCGCCAAATACCAGCATAACAAGGAGAAACAAATGATCGGAAAGCAAGGAAAGCCAGCAAAGGCTCCAACTTCAGGCGCAATCATGGGCAAGAAGAACGGCGGAGCAGTTAAGGGTGGCGGAAACGTAAAGCAAGGAATCACCCCTAAAGGCATCAAGGGCAACACAAACAAACTTAAGTAATTTTATTTTATAAGTAAAGGATAAATATGGCAGCCAAGACTCCCAAGAAATTTAGGCAGGCACGTAAGGCTGCCAGAAAAGACGCTAAAAAGGTTTTTAGTGGAAAGAAACAAGCAGGACTAAAAGATAAAAGCCCTCTTGTTAAATATTCTGCTGATGATCAAAAAGCTCTTAGTGAAGTATCTAAAGAAGCTAAAGGTAAATATATTACCGACGATAAAGGTAATAAAATTAAGACCACTAATATTACACCAAAAGAAGCAGCAGCAGAATACAAGCGCACTACAGCAGCTTCTAACGAAGCTTTCCGTTCTAAGATGCGAGCTGAGTTTGGTGAGTACATGGGTAAGAAAGCTACTCAGGCAGATTACGATTCTAATCCTAAGTTTAAAGATAGAGCACCTAAAGCTGCTCCATCTAAACCAGAACCTAAAGTAACCGAGTCTGGCAAAGTTCGTAGCGCAGTAACTGCTACAGAGCCAAAACCACAAAGTTATAAGATTGATAAAGACGGTAAGAAGATCAGACCTAAAGGATTTAAAACCGTAAAGACTGCAGGAGATGTTAAAAAAGCTGCAGCAACAGAAACGCCAAAATATAAATCTGTTATTGGTAAAAATGGTAAACGCACTAAGACAATGGGTGAAGTTAGCAAGGCAGTAGCCGATAAGACTAAAACACCAGTTGTTAAAAAAGGTTTTGCTGCAGGTAAAGAACTTAATGCAGAAGGTAGATCAATCTATGACAAGCTTGTCAAAGAAGGCGTAAAGCCAAAGTCTGCACTTAACAAGGCTTTGTTCCGTCAGGAAAAAGGAGCAAAGGTAGCAGCTAAAGCTGCAGCACCTATTGCTACAGCAGCCAAGTCTGCTGCTACGGCGGTTAAGAAGCAAGGTCCAGTTACTGGCAAGCAAATGAAAAAAGTTGCTAAGGTAGTAAATTATGATCCTAAAACTAAAATGGGAACAACTCGACCAGAAGGTTTAACACCAAAGGTACAAAAAGAAATAAGAGCTAAGGCTGCTGCTACAGTTAAGAAAGCCCCTGTTAAGAAAGCATCTACTGCCAGTAAAGCAGGTAAGATTGTTCTAGACGCTGCTAAAGCAACTGCTGCGGTTGCGGGTCCAGGTAAATTTCTTAAGCCAGTTAAGTTTATTCAAGGAGCAATTGCTGGAACTAAAACAGCAAAGATTGCTAAAGCAGCATCCGCTGCTAAACCAGGAACCAAAGTTATTGCTGCAAACAAGGCTCGCAAAGCTGCCAATGCTGATATTAAAGCAATGTCTAAAGGCAAGAGAGCACTTCGTGCTACAGGTATTGGCGCAACCCTTTATGGAATTGGAAGCCTTCCAGTCGGTGGTGGTGAGAAGAGAACAGTCTCTAGATCAACAGCTACTCCACCAGTAACAACAAATAAACAACGTAGCAATCAACCACGCATTACTGGTCAAGGTAGATTTATTGGCAAGGGAAGTATCCCTACTATTAATGCAGGTGGTTCAACTACATCTTATACAATTAAAAAAGGTGACACACTTTCAGGTGTTGCTAAAACATCTGGCGTAAAACTATCAGAACTATTAGCTGCTAATCCAAAGATTGCTGACAAGAAGTCTAAATACAAAGGTGGCAGCATGGTCTGGTCAGGTACAAAGGTAAAAATTCCAACTAAGAAATAGGTGACGCATGTCGATGATTAATCCCGCTGCCGTTCCTATGCCAGGTCCAATGTCAAATAGAAGTGACTTACCTCCATCACAAGGGGCAAAACAACTTCCTAATGCAGCCTACGGCGAGCAAAAACAATTCCAGGCAGAGCAAGCAGCAGCACCAATGGCTAAAACAGCAAACCCTTTAGACAGCATAGTTCCGCTAACTGCGGAAACACGTAGACCAAATGAGTTTGTTACTGCAGGTGTTGACGCAGGTCCTGGTCCAGGTAAAGAAATACTTGGGCTCAACTCTTACGTAGATAATCAAGTAAAAGATTTAACAATGATGGCTAAATATATGCCATTAATGCAAGCGTATGCAGATTCAGATCAATCATCAGGCACCATGAAAGCCTTTATCAAATTTATTCGGAGTCAAACAGGGAGTGTATAAATGAAAATCTTAAAAAAATTTGAGGAGAACCTTGAATATTTAGGATTTGATATGGCTCCTGTTGCTTGGGATCTAGCCCGAATTGATTTTGAAAATGATGATGAAAGATTTACTCTCCTTGAAGAGTTAACAACAAAGGGGAAGGCAATAAATGAGTAAGTGGTCAGGCTGGGGAGATACCTTTGCAAACGAACCAGAGATTGACACACCTTCTCCTGTAAAGAAATTTGTCAAGGAACAAGCAACCGAAGTTGTTGATAAGACTAAGGTTGGAAAAGTTGAAGCTAAAGCTGGTGAAGTCCTAACTGATGTTATTCAGAAGGGACAAGAAGGTAATATTTTTACAAGAAATCTTACCAACGTTGCACTAAGTGCAATGAACCTTGCATCTAAAGTTATTGTTCCAATAACTCAAGGTGCTGCTACCTTAGCTTTAACACCACAAGCACTTGCTAGAGGCAAGGGTCTTAACAGTTTTGCTTACGCAAAAGAAAAATCTAAAGAAATTTCTATGGGTCAATCTATTGCTGCACCTATCGGAGCAGCAATCGGTAAGGCAATTCCAGGCGATCTGGGTCCAACCTTTACAGATGAAGGTTTCAATGTCTTTGATGACCAACAAAGAAACAAAGCATTTAAAGATGAATGGATTGGTATCTTTGCGTCTGGTTCTACAGACCTAGCCCTTGCTGTTTTAGGAACCAAGGGTGCTAGAAATATAACTAGCGGTGCTAAGAATGCTGTAGTTGGACCAACTACTATTCGCAATGGCGATCTAACCGCCTTCAGAGATAACCTTAAAGTTACAACTGATTGGGCTGCTCGTGCCGATGGCACTCCGCCACCAAACGGTTTATCAGTATTAGTGGATGATGCAGTAAAAGAAACAAACTTAACTAAGTTAGCTGCAAACCCACTTGTTAC